ATGCAACGAAACACCATGCCAACGACTCAGTCCGCCGTCAAAGGGACTTTCCTGTACGGCTCGGTCCTGATCGTCGCACTCGTGGCCGCGTATTTCTGTATCTTTGGCCCCCGCGTACCTGTCGCAGGCGGCCTTGGCTGGGACGGCCAGGACTATGCCGTGATGTCTCGCGACCTGATTGCGGCCATCGGATCGGGGCAGTTCAGCGCGTATCGGTTACTTCGGCTCTTTCCGAGTCTTGTGATCAACGGGCTCGATATCGCCCTTGGGATGCCGCATCCGACAGCGGCACAGCTTGTCAGTGTGTACGCCGCCGTCAATTTTGCGCTACTCGCAGGATCTGGAATCCTGTGGGCACGTATTGCGAGGCGCTCGAATATATCACCGTCTGCGAGCTGGGCCGTCATGGTGCTGCTGTTCGTGAACTTTGCATCCGTTCGTTTCCCATTCTTCTCCCCGGTAACGACCGACAATTTCGCCGCGTTTCTGAGCATGTTGTCCCTCATGCTGTATCTGGAACGGCGCTGCTTCTGGCTTTTGCTCGTAACTATTGCGGCCGTATTCACGTGGCCCATTGCACTGCTTGTGAACGGGCCGATGCTCCTGACGATGTGCCAGCGATACGAGGGTGACAAAACATTGGATAGTCCACTGATTCAGAAGACCCTATGGATCGGCGCGTGCGTCATCACCCTGGCGTTGGCCGTCTATTTCGTCTACGTGGCCCCAATCAAAGCCCCCTATGGATCGGCCCAGGTGGCATACCCTCTTGCCCCGCTTTCCATTGCGCTTGCGGTAGCCTATGTCGGTTGGGTCGCGCGTTCCGTCCCCATTAAGCCGCTAATGGGCCTCTCGAAAACAAGACTGGCCGGCGTCGCTCTCGTCACGATAGTCGTCGGCATATATCTTCTTGTGCAAGGTTATTTGCGATCGGTTTCAGGGCAACCTGACCCTATCAGTTCGGCCTCCCTTCTACGCGGGATCGTCACCACTGCAGTCGTGCGACCGGGCCAGTTCCTGGTTTCTCATGTCGTCTTCTTTGGAATCTGGCCGATCCTGTTTCTCATCTATATGAAGGAGAGCTTTGCCGCAGTCAGGAACTATCCCGCCCTGTATTTGACGCTGGCTATCACAGCAGGCTTCTTCCTGCTCAGCGAGAGCCGGATGTCCACATATTTCCTACCGACCATGGCCTTTGCCTTGGCGCGAGTCATATCTCAAGCGCGCATGGTCTCGACGATGCGATCAGCGGCATTGTTTTTTGCGCTGGCACTATTGAGTTCCCGGTTTTGGCTTCCGATGGGATCGACAGACAGCTATGACACCCTTCTGGACTTTCCCGCACAGTTGCTCTTTATGCATATTGGCCCCTGGATGGGCGATATGGGATACGCCTTCGCAGTATTCCAAACGATTCTCATCGGTGCCGTGCTGGTCGGCATAGTCTTGCCACAAACGATGCGTTTTTGGAGTACGAATCAAAGCGATCCGTACAAATCGGCCGACTGATTCCAGCAGCGAGTCAGCCTGGAAACCTTGGATTCGCCCAGCAAGTCGCTATTCGAGTACTTTTGCCCCTCATTCGGGCGGCGCGAGCCGCGTGGACGTGTCAATCTATGCGCGCAGAGAGATCGGCATGCCCCCCTGATTCGTCTTGCCGCGACCACCCAGTCGCGGCATTTTTTCGGGTATCATCGCGGTGCCCTTCGGTACTTCCCGCAAGTTGTCAGTGAGGGCGGCGGCCACTTCGGTGGCCGTTTTTATTGGGTCAGCGCGTCGTATGAACGCTCGCAAGCCAACCCGGCTACTTTGAGCTCATCGGCGTAGGCAGCCAAGATTCCCGAAGCCTTGTCAGACCGCCCGAGCACGTCGACAAGCACATCGAGGGGGTCGCCACCTGACTTGCCCTGGCCACCGCCGGCAGCGCCGGGATCATTGGCGGATCGGGCGGCGGCAAGTAGCTGGTCGACACGCTGCCGCAGCCGGCTAGCAGCATCAGCAGCGGCGCCAGCATCGGCGCGAGCTTGGGCAAGGTCTTTCGTTGCTGCATTGGCAATCTCCGTTTGTGCCGTCGTGCGGCGCTGTTCCTCAAGACGGGCCGCGTCCACTGCTTTAATCTGAACGCGCGCGGCATCGAGCGCCGTCGCAGTGCGCTCCGCTTGGTATCTCGCCGCGTCTGAGCGCGACTGTTGCCATCGTCCGCCCACGTAGGCCAGCGCTAGCGCGAGAATCGCCGCCAGCCATACGCGTGAATCAAGAATGTTCATGGGCTCTCCAGTAATGACGCAGCTCCAGCCGCCAGACACCCCACAGCACGCCGAGCGCGACAGCGGCATTCAGTGCAACCTCGGGGTCGCTATGGCAGGCCCACGGCGAAACCATGTTCCCAAACGCAGCGAAGTTGACCAACAATAGGATCAGTGCGCCGCCGGTGCGGTTCGGCACTTTGTGCGTGAGCACGGCCCAGATCGAGCCGGCGAAGATGATGGTGTTTGCCACTAAGTTAATCGTCTGCATCTCAGCTCCCGATGACACGGCGCCGGATAGCGTTCATCCACTCGGGGATCTGCTGCATCCCGTTATTGACTATCGCCAAACCGAACACCGCCGAGGCGGCCACCGCTAGCATGTGGGTATAGCTGCCCGGCACCAGGCCGAAACGCTCCACTGCTGCACCGCCAACCAGACAGCCGACACCCATACTGCCCAGAAAGGAGACGCCGCGCTGCCACCAGTTCCCCGGAATAAACCTCAATGCGATGGCCGCGCCAAGTCCAGCCGCGCCGCCGACTTTCGCCACCACGATTACTTCTTCATTCATCTCTGACCCCGGTCACCGCTGCCGCGGCATTATTGAATTCCCATCGCGCTCTTCGCACGCGCCCACCGGTCCTGTCGGTCGGCGAGTCCGTTCGTACCCCCGTTGATGCGCCGGGTCAGCGTCACGAAGTCGCCAGAATCAGCCAGCGCATTCAGGTTGCGGCTGTCCCAGAACCATGCAGCGGAGCGTGCCGCGAGCGAATCCGTCTCCAACATGGCCGGCGCCGCTTCCAGTTCGATGCCCAATGCCAGCCCGCATGCGCGGTAGGTCGCACGGCCAGTGATCTGGATCAGACCCCGGCCCATGAACCGCTTGCCGTCACCTGATTGGTTGTTGCCCAGGTCGCCACGAATCTCGTACCGCAGTTGCGCGGGAGTCGGCCCCCAAATCTCTCGCGTGCACGTGAACCCCAGCGACTCGTGGCCAGTGTCGGCGACAGGCCAGCAGCGGCCCGAAAGGTCTGCAGGTCCATGTGACTGCTCCAGAAATGAAAAAACCCGCTTGAAAGCGGGCTGTAGTGCAGTTGTCGCTGATGTATCATTTCGGCAACAAAAGCAACACAAAAACGATAATGAAATCTCCAGCGATTCCTGATCTGCAGGGCAGCAAAACTGCTGTACGAACCGCAGCATCCATAAGTTCGTATCGCCCAGAGATCGACTCCTTACGCGCTGTCGCCGTTATCGCGGTGCTTCTGAGCCACTGGCTTCCTGGCTTTGTCTACTTGGTGAACTGGGGCCTCGCCGGGGTCTATCTCTTCTTTGTAATCAGTGGCTATGTGATCACACGTGGCCTTTTGAACGAACAGGACCGCGACGGTGGCCGTATCAATCTGCGGAAGTTCTTCGCTAGGCGAATCGTTCGGATCTGGCCAATCTATTTCCTCACGATCGCATTCATATACTTCGTTTGGCCAGGCTTTACCCAAGGTGGGACCATCTGGCAACATGCTCTTCCTGTCGAATGCGCTATCTAGCATCGAAGGGAAATTCTTGTTTCCGGTCCACTTCTGGTCTCTTTCAGTCGAGCAACAGTTTTATTTGTTTTGGCCTTTCCTGCTTCTCATAACCGGTCGGCGTCAATTGATCTGGGCATGCGCTGCAATGGTGGCGATTTCCCCGTTTTCGAGGTGGTATTTCGCGGAGGTGCTGCAAAACATGCCCGCCTCGTACTACTCGTTGATGTCCAACCTGATTGCCTGGCCGCCGGTGCCTTGGTGGCAATTGCTGAGCGCTATCGCACTGCAGCCTCCAACATTGCGCTGAATTTGTCTGGTGCAATCGGCGGCATGCTGCTCGCCTACATCCTAGTGATGAGCTACGCCGGCGACCACATTTGGGACACAGCATTCACTGGGACGGCCATCGCCGGAATTTCGGCTTGGCTGATCGCGTGGCTTGGCCGCTCTCAGCATCGTAGATTCGCACTTTGCAACCCTATAGCGCTCTACGTCGGCAAGATCAGTTACGGCATCTACCTATACCATTTGCTGATCGGCTCGTACCTCTTCACCACAGACCTTGGGAAGCAATCGCCATGGATCTTCGCCACGGTTTCGGCAGCTGTCACCGTGGCAATTGCATCCGTTAGTTGGTACCTGATCGAAAGGTCCCTACTAAATGCGATGCCTCGCACGAAGGTCTAGGCCCGCCATTCCGGCCTGCCTGACCAGTCCCCCCCCCGAAAGACGTGTGACCACAATTCGAACCGCGTGTATTATCGCGGCACAAAAACAAGCTCCACGGACAAATGGGCCTGTGAAGCTTCAATACGTTGTATCCGTGGTTCATCCGATCTGAGTCTGGAAAACTGGAAGTCGCCAAACACCCAGACTTCCAGGAGCTCAGCCGGATGAACACCCATAAGAATGCCCGACTCACCTTTGCCCGTCGACTGGAGATGGTTCAAGACATCACCGAACATGGCCTGAGCGTGCCTGAAGCCGCCGCGAGTCATGGGCGCATCGAGCGGCCCAGCCACCGCGTGACCGGCAACCGCCGCGACTCGGTGGAAGGTGCCGGCTGGGAAATGCTCTTTGTGGCCGTGGACGACCACGCTCGCATCGCCTTTACCGCGATGCATCCGGATGAAAAGAAGTTAAGCGCCGTCCAATTCCTGCGCGACGCAGTGGCCTATTACGCGAGCCTGGGTGTGACGGTGCGGCGGCTACTGACCGACAACGGCTCCGCCTTCCGCTCACGCGAGTTCGCCCAGGCCTGCCAGGCGCTGGGCATCCGGCACAAGTTCACACGCGCCTATCGACCCCAGACTAACGGCAAGGCCGAACGGTTCATCCAGTCGGCCTTGCGCGAGTGGGCCTATGCCTGGACCTATCAGAACTCCCAGGAGCGCACCCGAGCACTCGCTAATTGGCAACACCACTACAACTGGCACCGACCACATAGCGGTATTGGCGGCCTTGCGCCCATGTCCCGACTTCCAGCGTCAGGAAATAACGTCTTGACGCTTCACATCTAGAGCCTGTGCAACTGTTCGCGGTCGGCGAGCCCGCGCTGGACGACGTTACGCGCAAGTTCATTGCGCGGTTGCGCAGTGAGTTCAATCTGAACATTGAATACCTTCAGGTCAAAGTACCTGAAGATATTTCGGCCGGCCGAACAGACCCTCTTCGCTGAACCGAGCAACGAGCGCCCCAAAATTATCTAGCTTAGGAAAGCGCTGGGGCAGGAACGTAGTACTAACCAGCTCCGCGCGTCCGACCGCTACTTCTTAGAGCCAATTGGCGGGAATACCGATTTGGTTTCCATTGAAGTCGTAAACTCGGGGGTGGAGTAGATATATCGCAGCTCAGAACCCTGTTTTTGAAACAAGAGAAGCGCTCCATCAGAACTCGCGATTACGGCAGCCATATCTGCGAATTCTTTTGTGACAACCATATGCGGATTTTGATCCCGCAATAAACTTGCGCGCATCGTACCCATGAAGAATGCAATGATAACAAGAGCTGTCGTGGCGGTTACAAATACTGCGGATGCCATGCGCCCTGAGCGCGCCGGACGTGTTTTAACCTTTCGGATGAAAACACTGGCCTTCGGCTGGAGAAAAAATTTAGCTCGGAGAAGCCCAGACATAAAAACCAGCACTATGGATATGCAAAGCACAACACCGGATATCCACGTAATTGTGAAATCCACATAAACCGCAAACATAATCAAGAAAAACGATATTGCCTGAATAAGAATCCAAATGTACCCTTCCCACTTGATAGTCTGGCTATGCGATCGAACGAAGCGGCGCTGATGCGACCAGTCCATCTTTCGCCTAAATCCGCGCTCCATTCGGTCGGTCACGGCGAAAAATGGAAGTATAGCCAGCTGCAGGATCGCGATTAGCACTCTTGCAACAACAGCGCTAAAAAATACATAAAATAGAAACGTAGCAGTCACGCCTTTGGCGAGGGACATTCCAGCGACCGCCACTATCTGCAGTGGAACCTTCATCAGAAAGCCAGCGTAGTGTGCCAAGGATAGGGACACAATCGCCAAGAACCCACCAAGGAGCGATGTTTTGTGATTCCACGCCTCATCGAGCCAGTTGCGACCTGGCACGGATATAAATTTCATGCAAAAAATTTCCCTAATAACTCGAACTAGTAGCTAGGCGATGCATTGAAGAAAGAACGTACCGTGCCCAACGGCATTGAAACACTGAGAACGTGAATCACTAAGCCTCCTCGGGTGCCCAATGATTGCCAGACGACGTGTCCTCTGGGCGGAACGCCATCTCCAAAGCACCGGGAATGTTGTTCCCGAAGCTAGCACAACACAGACTGAATGACCGCCCCGCGCGCGTAGGGCACGCTTGGCGGTCATGCACTCCGCCGAACTTCGCCGCCTCCTAGAAAACCTCCTGCGCCTCGGCACCATCACCGACGCGCAGCACACCGCCCCATCCCGCGTCCGCGTCCAAACCGGCGGCCTTACCACCGACTGGCTCCCCTGGATCGAACACCGCGCGGGCAGCACCCGCACCTGGAGCCCGCCAACCATCGGCGAACAGGTTCTCCTGCTCTGCCCCAGCGGAGATCTCCGCAACGGCATCGTCCTGTGCAGCATCCCGTCCGACGCCAACGACACCCCAAGCCACAGCCCCAACGAAACGGTGACGCGGTACCCGGATGGAGCGACGACGCGCTACAACCACACATCCGGCGTCTTAACGGTTATCGGCGTCCAGCACGTCCTGATTGAGGCCGCCACCAGCGTCCTGGTCAAATCCCCCACCACCACCTTCGACGGCAACGTCACCGTAAAGGGCCTGCTCACCTACCAAAACGGCATCTCCGGTCAGGCCGGCGCCAACGGCAACGCCATCCAGGGCGATATCACCCATTCGGGTGGAGATCTGTCCTCCAACGGTGTCGTCGTCCACAAGCACGACCACGGCGGCGTCCGACGTGGCGGCGACCGCTCGGAGGGCACCCGATGACCTACCTTGGCCTCAACAGCGCCACGGGCGGCGCCATCTCCGACCTGCTGCACATCTGGCAGTCCATCCGAGACGTCCTCACCACGCCCGTGGGCTCGCGCGTCATGCGGCGCAGCTATGGCTCGGACGTCCCTTCGCTGATCGACCAGCCGCTGAATGGCATGACGCGGCTGCGCGTCATGTCTGCCTCCGTCGCGGCGATTGTCAAATGGGAGCCGCGCGTCAGCGTGAACGCGGTGACGTTCGCGTCGGGCGCATCCAGTGCCTTGTCGGTCGATATCGACGCGGACCGCATCGACGGTTCCCGCGCATCGCCGCTCGGTGTCATGACAATCCCCCTGCGAGAAGCCCGCCAATGACCGCGCCAATCGACCTGTCGCGGCTGCCCGTTCCTGACGTCGTTGAATCCATCGACTACGAAGTCTTGCTGTCGCAGCGCAAGGCGTACTACGTGAGCCTCTTCCCACCAGACCGCCAGGCCGAGATGGCGCACACCCTGACACTCGAGTCGGAGCCAGCGGCAAAGCTGCTGCAGGAATCCACCTATCGCGAACTGCTGCTCCGGCAGCGGGTAAACGACGCCGCACGGGCCGTCATGCTGGCTTATGCGGAAGACGGCGACCTCGACCACCTGGGCGCACTGTTCGGCGTCACACGGCTCACTGTCACGCCAGCCGATGGGCTAATCGGCACGCCTGCCGTCATGGAGAGCAACACGGACTTCCGGATGCGGATTCAGCTGGCGCCGCAGGGCTTCTCGGTGGCCGGGCCGTCGGGCGCATATCGCTCCCACGCGCTCGGCACGGATGGCCGCGTCATGGACGCGCATGCCACGAGTCCGGCACCGTGCGAAGTACTGGTGACCATCCTCTCTCGCGAAGGCGACGGTCACGCAGACGACGCGCTCTGCCGCGCCGTCGCCAACGTCCTCGCGTCCGACGATGTTCGGCCGCTTACGGACTTCGTGACCGTGAGATCGGCCGAGATCCTGACGTACCGCGTACGCGCCAAGATCTTCACCTCCCCGGGACCGGATTCGAGCGTCGTCATGACGCAGGCACGGGCCAGGCTGAACGACTACGCTGCGGAAACACATCGCATCGGCCGAACCGTCACGCTGTCGGGACTCTACGCGGCACTGCATGTCGACGGCGCCCAACGCGTTGAGCTGCTGGAGCCCCTCGCCAGTGTCTCCGCGTCCGCCACGCAAGCGCCCTACTGCCAAGCCGCCAGCATCGAGCACGGAGGCATTGATGGATAGGCTGTTGCCTCCGAACGCCACGGTAGTCGAGCGCAACCTCGCCAAAGCGAGCGCCGCGCTGGGAGACATCCCAGCACCGCTCCGCGACATCATTCGGCCCGAGAGCGTACCTCTGGCGCAGCTGCCCTGGCTCGCCTGGCACCTCGGCATCGAAGCGTGGAAGAGTGACTGGCCCGAACAGACCCGGCGCGCGCTGGTGAAAACAGCGATTCCCATCGCGCGCAAGAACGGCACCGCCTCCGCTGTGCGGGAGGCGATCGCCGCCTTGGGCAGAGACATTGTCCTGCGTGAGTGGTGGGAAGCGACACCTCGTGGAACACCAGGCACGTTCGAGCTTGTCATGACCGTAGGGGAACGCGACGGGGACGGTGTTACTGCAGATTTCGTGACCGACGCACTCGCCGAGATTCATCGCACCAAGCCGGTTCGGGCGCATTACACCTTCATCCAGAGCGTCTCGAAAACATCCGCAACGGCCGTGGCGGCCGCGATCCGACCGACGCTCTATCGCCACTTTACTCTCTCGGAAGTCTAAATATGCCAGGAACGCTGATCCATCTCACAGAGGCTGGCCGCGCGGCGCTGGTATCCCCCGACAACGCCGGCACGCGGTCACGCCAGGTTCTGTCCATCGGTATCGCCAATGCCGCCTTCATCCACAGCGACGACCTTCTGACCCTGCCCAACGAGTACAAGCGCATTGAAACCATCGCCGGCATCAACGTGGCGCCCGATACCATTCATGTAACCATCCGCGACGACAGCGCCGACCAGTACCCGGCCTACGGCTTCGGCCTCTATCTCGACGACGGCACCCTGTTCGGCACCTACGTCCAGGACGCACCCATTCTCGAAAAGGCCGCCAGCGCCGTCTTCCTGCTGGCGGCCGACATCCGGTTCGTGTCCATCGATACAGCGCTGCTGACGTTCGGCGACGCCAGCTTCGCGAACCCCCCTGCCAGCACCGAAACGCAAGGCGTCATCGAGATTGCCACGCAGGCCGAGACCGACGCCGGGGCCGATGCGGTTCGCGCCGTCACCCCGAAAACACTGGCAACACGGCTCCGCTTCCTGGCTCCTCTTGCGTCCCCGGCGCTCACTGGCACACCCACGGCTTCCACACCGCCGGCCGGTGACGACACCCAACGGTTGGCTACCACCGCCTTCGTGCAATCGGCCGTTCGTGACGCGTCCATCGGACAGGTGGTGCTGGAGCCGCGAACCTCCGCCCGAGCTGGCTTCCTGAAGGCGAACGGCTCCCTTCTCAATCGGGACGACTATCCGCAGCTATGGGCCTTTGCGCGTGCGAGCGGTGCGCTTGTGACCGAAGCTGAATGGCAGGCGGGGGCTATCGGATGCTTCTCCGGCGGCGATGACGAAAGCACCTTCCGAGTTCCCGAGCTGCGCGGCGAGTTCCTGCGCTGCTGGGACGACGGTCGTGGCGCCGACGAAGCACGAGTGATCGGCACCTACCAGGATTCCCAGAATCTGCAGCACACGCATACGGCATCGACCACACCTGCAGGGCGGCACGGCCACCGGGCATGGGCCGACGCCCAAGGCTGGCACCAGCACAACGGCAGAACGCGGATTGCCGGAAGACACTCGCACGCGTCTGGTATCTCGCGCAACGTGATGATCTATGGCGGTGGTGGCCCGGCCGACGATATCGGGGAGAGCCGCAGGAGCGATATCCACACCTCCGACGCCGGCGAACACGATCATGCAATCGATCCCGACGGCACGCATGCCCACAATATTGGCGTGGCCGAGGTGGGAGCCCACAGACACGACGTCATCGTCGCATCCCACGGCGCGACCGAAGCCCGCCCTCGCAACATCGCGCTGCTCGCAATGATCCGCGCCTACTAGAGAGACTCTCATGCAACTTCACAAATACGATTCGCAGACAGGCCAATACACGGGCAGTACGCTTGCGGAACCAGACCCGTGCAATGAGGATCGCTGGCTGCTGCCGGCCTTCAGTACCGCGACTCCGCTCCCTGATCGCACACGCTACACGTGGCCATTCCATGTGGACGGCGCGTGGGAGCTGCGGCCCGACTATCGCGGCATCATGCTGTATCGCCAGGATGATGGATCCACTGCTGAAATTCTGCTGGCCGGCATCACACCGGAGCAGGCAGGACTCACGTCATCGCCCCGCCCTTCGGACGAGTATCACTTCATTGAAGGCGAATGGGTCATCAACCCACGGGTGCTGCTGGAACGCGAGCAGGAAGCCGCGATGGCCGAGTTTGACCAACGTATGGCACGTGCCAGAAAGAAGACTGCGGGCAAGGCCGACGCGCTGGCGGCCGGCCTGCTTGATCCCGTCCCGGCGGCTCTCTTCAAAGCGTGGGCGGCCTACCAGATGGCGTTGGTCACGGTGCTCGATCAGGAATTCTTCCCCGCGTCACGCGTCTGGCCCGAGGAGCCAGACGAGGATGCGGTTGCAACGAAGGCAAAAGGGACCGAAGGCGAGCAACCGGCTCAATATCCGTTGTGACTGGCTGCTGACGCGGCATTCCTGGTTGTATCACCGGACCACACATCACAAGCAGAACGACATCCACGCACGTGCGAAGCATCCTACCGGGGCGATCTGACTTTTGCCTGCCCATCCCGGAGGACTGCATGCCAACTGGCTACCACCACGGCGTACGCGTCGTTGAAATCAACGAAGGCACCCGCCCTATCCGCACCATCGCTACTGCCGTGCCTGGCATCGTCTGCACCGCCGACGACGCAGACGCGGCGGTCTTCCCGCTGAATCGCCCTATTCTGCTGGCCAACCCCCTGGCGTCCCTGGGCAAGGCTGGCAACAAGGGCACGCTGGCCCAGACGCTCGATGCCATCACCGACCAGGCGAACCCGCTGACGGTCGTGGTGCGCGTGGCCGAAGGCGAAAGCGCCGCCGAGACCACTACCAACCTGATCGGCAGCACCGACGCCAACGGCCGCTTTACCGGCATGAAGGCGCTGCTGTCCGCGAAGAACACCCTTGGCGTGGCGCCGCGCATCCTGGGCATTCCCGGCCTGGACAGCCTGCCCGTGGCCGCCGAGCTGGCCGCCATCGCGCAGAAGCTGCGGGCCTTTGCCTATGTGTCTGCTTTCGGCTGCGAAACGAAGGAAGAAGCCGTGGCCTACCGCTCCAACTTCGGCCAGCGCGAGCTAATGACGATCTGGCCCGAGTTTGTGGGCTGGAACACGGTCACCAGCTCCGAAGCGACGCTCTGGGCCACTGCCCGCGCCCTGGGCCTGCGGGCCAAGCTCGACAAAGAGGTGGGCTGGCACAAGACGCTGTCGAACGTTGCCGTCAATGGTGTGACGGGACTGTCGAAGGATGTGTTCTGGGATCTGCAGGATCCGGCCACCGATGCCGGCTACCTGAACCGGAACGAAGTCACCACGCTGGTCAACTTCCAGGGTTTCCGGTTCTGGGGATCCCGCACCTGCAGCGCGGATCCGCTGTTCGCCTTCGAAAACTACACCCGCACGGCGCAGGTGCTGGCCGACACCATGGCCGAAGCCCACGCCTGGGCGATGGACCTGCCGATGCACCCTTCCCTGGTGCGCGACATCCTGGAAGGCATTAACGCCAAGATGCGCGGCCTCACGCGAAACGGCTACCTGCTCGGCGGCGAAGCGTGGTTCGACGCCTCGATCAATACCAAGGACACGCTGAAGTCCGGTGCCCTCGCCATCGACTACGACTACACCCCCGTACCGCCGCTGGAGAACCTGACGCTGCGCCAGCGCATCACCGACCGCTACCTCATGCAGTTCGCCCGCGCAGTCACCGCGTGAGTGTTCGAACGGTCATCACACGAAGGAACAGACCATGGCGTTGCCACGCAAACTCAAGAACTTCAACGTGTTCCACGACGGCGTCAGCTACGTGGGCGAGTGCGAGGATTTCACGCAGCCCAAGCTGGCCCGCAAACTGGAGGAGTACCGCGCCGGCGGGATGAACGGCCCCGTCGACATCGACCTGGGCGCCGAGAAAATGGAAACGGAAGCCACCTATGGCGGCCTGATGCGCGAGCCCTTCAAGGCATGGGGCATCACGGCCGTCGACGGCGTGCTATTGCGCTTCGCGGGTGCCTATCAGCGCGACGACTCCGAAGCGGTCGATGCCGTGGAAGTCGTCATCCGTGGCCGGCACACGGAGCTGGACATGGGCGCCGCCAAGGCCGGCGACAACAGCCAGTTCAAGGTCAAGTCCTCCATCAGCTACTACAAGCTCACCGTCAACGGCGAAGTCTGGTGCGAAATCGACCACGTCAACTTCATCGAAACCGTCTTCGGCGTCGACCGCCTGGCGGAGCAACGCCGCGCGATGGGCGTATAGCCCTCCCCCCAACCACTTGTGTCTAAACGATCATGACCCAACCCACCACCGTAGACATCGACCTCGACCAGCCTATCCAGCGCGGCGAGCAAACCATCTCGAAGATTCAGGTGCGCAAGCCGGGCTCCGGCGAGTTGCGCGGCTGCAGTCTGATCGACCTGATGCGGATGGACGTGTCCGCCCTTCACCTGGTGCTGCCGCGCATCACCAATCCCACGCTGACGCAGCATGACGTCGGTAGGCTGGACCCGGCCGACCTGACCCAGCTAGGCACGGCGGTAGCCAGTTTTTTGCTGCCGAAGTCGGCCAGGGAGGAAAACTTCCAGACCGAATCGAGCACGCCGTCGCCGACATTGCAGTGATCTTCCACTGGCCCCCAGACGTGATGTACGCCATGGGGGTCGCCGAATTGATGGAATGGCGCCAGCGCGCCTACGAGCGTAGCGGATCCGACGAATGAGCACCCCGAGAAACCTCAGGCTGGAAGTCGTGCTGCAGGCGGTTGACAAGATGACGCGGCCGTTCAAGGCGATCATGGACGGCAGTACTGAACTGGCCAGAACGGTGAAGGCGGCCAAGGCTCAGATCAAGAGCCTCGAGGCATCTCAAAAGCAACTGGCGGATTTCCGGGAGCTTAAACGGGGCCTCAAGGACAGTTCGCTGGCTATGCGCAATGCCAACGATCACGCGGCCTCTCTGCGAGCCCGGCTGGACAAGCTTGATGCCCCCATGCGCACCAAGTCGCAGCTGGCGTCCCAGCTCAAGTCGGCCCGGGCGGCATACAACGCCAACATCGCTACGATCCAGGCATTGCAGCGCGCCGGCGCACACAGTTCCGAAGCCTACCGAAAACTGACCACTGAACAGTTGGCAGCTCGCAAGGAAGTCGTCCGCCTGATGGCAGCGCACAAGGCTGCCGCCTCTCAGGTGTCCGTCACGTCCACACAGTACCGCGCCCTGCAGCGGGAGGTCTCGGATGCGACAAACAAGGCCCAGAGGCTGCGCGGCGCGCACGCAGACAACATTCGCAAGCTGCGTGACATGCGTGGCGGCCTGACGGCCGCTGGCATAAAAACAAAGGATCTGGGCCAACATCAGCGCGACCTGGCCGACAGACTCGCCGGTGCAAACCAACGGCTCCGGCAACAGGAAGCGCTGCTGAGGGCGGTTGGCGACCGTCAACGGGCTCTCGCCGCTGCCCAAACCAAGTACAGAAACAGCATGGCAATGCGGAATACAGTGCTCAATGCTGGCGCTTCGACTGCCGCCGCCGGCGGGATTGTTTTGGCACCCGTCGCCAAGACCGTCAAGGACTACGTCACCTTCGAAGACGCCATGCTCGGCATCGCCCGTCAAGTGCCAGGCGCGCGCGACGAGCACGGCAAGCTGACGAAGGTCTATCACGACATGGCGCGCGAGATCCGCCAGTTGGGCAAGGACCTGTCGATCCCCACCGCCCGTATCGCCGAGATGGTCACAGCTGGCGCCCGCATGGAAGTACCGAGAGAGGAACTGATCGCCTACACCCGTACCGTTGCCATGATGGCCACCGCCTTTGATGCCGTGCCAGACGAGATCGCCGAGAGCATGGGCAAGGTCGCCAAGAACTTTCGGATCCCCACTGGCGCCATCATGGGCCTGGCCGACACGATCAACTACCTCGACGACAACGCCATCAGCAAGGGCAACGACATCATCAACGTACTGAACCGCACGTCTGGCGTGGTGTCCACGGTGGCCATGTCCGCGAATGATGCGGCGGCCCTCGCCTCCACGCTACTGACGCTCGGCGAACGCACCGAAACCGCTGGCACAGCCATCAACGCGATCACGCAAAAGTTCGCAGCGGCCGAGAAAGGCACGAAGCGATTTCAATCCGCTGTGGCCGAAATCGGTCTCTCCTCCGAGGCTATCCAGAAAGGCATGGGTACCGATGCGATGGGCACGATATTTTCGGTCATTGAGGCTATCCAAAGGCTCCCCAAGGACAAGCGCATCGGTGTAATGGTTGAGCTGGCCGGCATGGAGCACTCCGACACCCTGGCCAAGCTGGTCGACAAGCCCGACGAGCTGCGGCGCCAACTCGACCTTGCCAACGGTGGGAAGGCGAAGGGCTCCATGTCGCGCGAGTTCGCCGCGCGGCAAGACACTGTTTCCGCCCGCTGGCAGCGCCTGCAGAACCAGTTGTTCAACACCAGCAGCGCCGGCGGCGAGGCGCTGCGCTCGACGCTCGTCGGGCTGATGGATACGGTGGGACGCCTGATCGACCGCTTCGACGCCTTTACCCAGGCGCATCCGCAGCTGGTGTCCTGGCTCCTCAAAGGCGCCGCGGCCGTGGGTGCGTTGCTAACGGTGCTTGGCGCCCTGACGCTGGCACTGGCGGCGGCGTTGGGCCCGCTAGTGATCGTGCGCTACGGGATGTCGATGCTGGGAATCCAGCTCGGCGGTGGCGTGGGCATCGTTACCCGGCTGGCCGGTGCATTCAACTTCCTCATGAAGATTTTCTGGATCGTAGGTCGCGCCCTGATGCTCAATCCCATCGGCTTGGCCGTTACCGCCATCGCTCTGGGCGCCTATCTGCTGATCAAGCACTGGGAGCCTATCAAGACGTTCTTCCTCGGACTTTGGAGGGCCGTGACTGAGGCATGCGAGGGCGGCGTCGGTAGCGTGGCGGCAATTATCCTGAACTGGTCACCAGTTGGGTTGTTTTACAAGGCCTTCGCCGCTGTCATGAGCTGGTTCGGCTTTGACATGCCTGCCAAGTTCTCCGACTTCGGCCGGATGATGATGCGCGGACTGGTTGATGGCATCACCGGCGCGATTGGTTGGGTGAAAGACGCCATTGGCGGAGTGGCCGACAAGACCATTGGCTGGTTCAAAGACAAACTCGGCATCCGCTCCCCCAGCCGCGTCTTCGCCGCGCTGGGCGGCTTCACCATGCAGGGGCTGGAGCAAGGTCTCATGCGGGGACAGCAAGGCCCGCTGGGCGTCGTCTCGCGCGTCGCCACGGCGATGGCCGGCGTTGGGGCAGGACTTGCCATCGGCACCGGCCAGGCGACCGCAGCCGTCCGGTTCGACACCCGTCCGCCCATCGCAGGCCCCTCCCGCGCCGCGAGTGCCGCGCCGGCGGCAGCTCCGGCGCCGGTCGTCATCCACATCCACCCGCCGGCCGGCGCCGACGAGCAGCTGATCGCGCGCCTGGTGGCCGAGCGGATCGAGCGGCTGGAGGGGCAGCGCGCCGCCCGCGCCCGATCCCGGCTCACCGACAGGGACTGACCCATGATGATGGCCCTCGGGTTGTTCGTCTTCGCCCTGGAGACGGCGCCCTACCAGGAATTCCAGCAGCAGATCGGCTGGCGCCACCCGTCGAAC